TCCGATCAAGGAAGCAAGACTTTCAGTAAAGAAACCAATGAAGTTGGATGAAGTATCAGGTAAAGACCTGTATAAAGAGGCTGGGTTCCTTGGTAATGTGATGGCTAAACTTGTTCCAAAAAAAGCCGTTGTCAATAACCCCCCTCAAACAGATAAAGACTCTGATAAAAAAATTAAAATTCTTAATGAGACGATGAATAAACTTGGTCTATCGAATGTCTCAGTAAGGGTAGCAACACCAACAAGGGTACCAACCAAAGCAGCAACACCAGCAAGGACACCAACCAAAGCAGCAACACCAGCAAGGGTACCAACCAAAGCAGCAACACCAGCAAGGTCGCAGATCCCAATTCCAGTAAGAGCAGCAACACCAGCAAGGGCACCAACAAAAGCAGCAACACCAGCAAGGGTACCAACCAAAGCACCAACCAAAGCACCAACACCAGCAAGGGCACTAACCAAAGTACCAAACAAAGCAGCAGCACCAGCCAGTACAAATATGTCTTTACGCACTATACAGGCAAAAACAATCCCAGTATCAATCAGACCGTCGTTTGCTGGGAAAAATGCAAGACCAGCCTGGCGATAACTTTAAAATATAAATACGATATTACAAATGACTGAAAATATAAAGAAAACTTTATATGGTGAAAAAAACGGTGGATTGTTAAAAACTCTGGTTTCTAAAAGAATAATGAAAACCATAGGCGTGGATATAAATGAAAACGAAGATTTCTTGAGCATTCTAGGGCAGGTTATACAGGGAGTAGTTGAAAAAGAGACTGAAAAGGTAAAGCATCTGGGTGTTTCCGACGCAGTTCTAAAAATTAATAATATTATTATATCAGAGGCTGTTAATTTTCTAATATCTCAAGTGGATAAATCAACTACTTTACCAGTTGAACAGCCTCGGCAACAACTTCAACAGCCCCAACAACTTCAACAGCCCCAACAGCAACAACAGCCCCCAAGACCGCGACAAAAGGAGATAATATATAATCTAGAATCAAAAAATTTTGAATATTCAAAGGGAAATTTTACGTATAAAACAAATCTGGATGGGATAAGCCATATACAGTTATTGTCTGTTTTTGTAGATAATACAGACTACAATGTATCGGAAACTAAAAATACATTGATGGTGGATCAGCAGGAGATAAAAATAAAACCCGGGAATTATTCACAGGGTAGTTTGCTAACTGCTTTACAGTCTCTTTTACCTGAGGGTGTATCCTTAGATTTTATCAAACCTACTGGGCAATTTGTATTTTCATCAAACACACCCTGTAAAATTGACTTTACTGTTAAAAATTCTCTATTCAATGTGATGGGATTTCAAAGAAATATATATAAAGTAGAGGATAAATTGACTGGTGATTCTTGTATTTTGAAGAATACTCCTTATATTGATGCTGGTATAATGTTCAAATACCAAGAGGAGACCAAGGAAAATATTGACCTGAGAATTCCCTTGGATGTTGGGAGAGGAGATACAAAATTCTTTTATCCATATATAAGTCAATCCATCAATGATGTTGCTGCTATAGAGCAGATTGTCGTCTCGTTTAGAGACTCCGAAGGCAATGAATTTCAAACAAGAAATAGAGAATTCTATATTTCATTTAAAATTCAAATAAATTTTCTAATGTAATTGTATATGTCTGACGTCCAGAAAAGTATGTTGTTATTTATATTTGCGTGTATTCCAGTGAGACTGTCTTTTGTTTGGTTAGCAAAGTATAAACAAGAATGGTTAGACTATATGGCAGTTGTCGCAGTAGCAATTTCTATAGGTTTTTCAATTATTTATATATTCAATTTAAGAAAAACTGGAGGAGAAGTCTTTGGGGGCAAAATATGGTGGAACGACCTTCGTCCAGTTCACGCAGTCCTCTATGCTATATTTGCATATCTTGCAATCGTAGACCCTGAAAATGCGTGGAAACCGCTCGCAGTAGATGTTTCCCTTGGGATTGTTGCTTTTATTTTGCATAGAGTTTTATTTCTGCTTTGAGCGGCTCTGAACAAGATTTTGTTTTTTTAGTTGAACAAGATGCTCTAAATTGTTCATAGTATTTACATACGCTTTTGAAAGACGGCGAGGGTACTGTTTTATATGATATTTCACCTCTTTTATATTGTTCAATCAATTTTTTATTTACTTTATCTTTGATCAGATATAGCCAATACATCAAATCATTTCGTTTATTCAAAAATTTACTTATAGGCAGTTCCTTCATATATTTTTTATAAGATTTTCTACAGTGCGAGCAGGGAATTACATTTCCAATATTTGTGAAAAATGTCTTGTAAAATTTCTTTTTTTCACGATGTTTTTTCTGCTTGGGGTCTATTAAAATTTCATAATTTGCTGCTATCATAAACATACTTTGCCATAAAGACGGGCCAAATGCTCTGGAATTCATTATATATGATATGTGTATAAAATTATATGGAATAAACTATTAGAACTTAAAAGAATAATTCCTATATATATAAACAATGTACGCAAAGATTACACTCAAGTCTAAATTCAGCGAAAAACACTTCGTAAGTACCTCAAGTCATTTTGAAAATGAAAATGAAATTATTTATGATTTCGCATCGTGTGTATTAGTTACTGGATTTTCAAAAATGACGATAGATATCCCAGATTATGATTTTTATTATCAGACGGATGGAAAAGACTGCTCATTTTTCATCAATCAAATTAAATTTTATAAAGACATAAAAATTGTAGATTTCCTGCCTCCTCCCAGTACATCAGTCAAAATGAATAGTGATTGAATTCCTTGTAATTATAATATTTTGACTTGTTTTAACAACCTTTTTCTTCTTTGGTGGAGAAGAAGAGCAGGATACCATATCCTTTTTTATCTTATCAATGTTATCATCTACATATAATAATATACGGTTTTCAATAGCCCATCTAAAAAAATTTAATTGTGCTACTGTAGTTTCTATGCTTCTTCCAGGTGAAACTTCTATTGTGAATCTTTTACTTCTTCTAAAGAGGTCAAATTGTTTTTTTGAAAATGACTTTAACTGTCCATTTTTATAAGAATTATAAACATTAAAAGGTCGGTTGTTGATATTATAAGACACATCAAAGCGTTTAGAGTAATTTGATATAAACCATTCTACCAATCTAAGGGAATATTTTGTCTTTTTTTCAAGCACATCTGCTACTATGTTTAGTTTCTTTTTAGTGAAAAACTCAAGTAATTTTTCTTTTAATAGGCTATCTTTCTTGTTATCTGTGTTCTTTTGCATTGACATAAAATAGTTTTTTATCTCAAAGTATGAATTGGGCTATTCCAAAAATATGATTTAAAGAATTAAAAATAATCATATTATAAAATGATTAAGACATTACTCCTTTCACTACTTGTTATTCCCTCGGTCATCTCTGAGGGATACTTTTGTCCTTATCCTGAATTAGGAGGAACCGTCAATGATATTCTTTATGATTACTATTCTTCTAATGATGGTGGTGCTACCTGGAATAGGCTCGGGCAAACGGGATTCACTTCCCGTACAGAATACTGCGCAGAAAAGGGAGATGCTTCAAAGCATTTTGATGCAGGTGAAGCAAAATGTTCAGACTCTGTAGGCAATTGCTTCTGGGACGAGGATTCTTGCCAGGTAAATCTAGACAGAGCCCCAGATTGTTTGGCTTTGTGCCAGGCTATCCTAAATGGCGAGGGACTACCTTGTCTGGGTGGAACCTGTGGAAATCGCGAGGATGTTTATGCAATCTGCGATGAAGCACCACCTCCTGTGTTATGTCGTCCTAGAATTTTACCAGCATCGGTACCAACGCCTACACCAGTAGCAACGCCAGTGCCTGAAGTAGTTGTAGTTGAAAACTCGAACCCTGAAGTTTCTAGATACTTCACAAACGGAGCCTGTGCATCTGGAGGCACCTACAGCGTCAATGAATTTGGTGCTAATATTTGTGATTATGCTGGTGGTTCTTGTCCAGTTGAACGATATTTCACGTACCCAGGAGGAGGCACGGGGGTTGAATTTTGTTGTGGAGGAAATTCTGATTGTAATTATGACCCCATTAAAAATTATTGCGAACCAGGGCTCAAAAGATGCGTTGATGGTTCTTATTTTGGCTGTAGCGACAAGGCAGGGCCTATTTTTGATAGTTGTTTATAAATATTTCATTCTTTTTACTCAAATAAATATGCGTATTTATTTGAATTTTTTTTCTATTCCTATGGTATAACAAAATGGCAGGAGGATTAATGCAACTTGTAGCGTACGGAGCCCAAGACGTCTATCTCACGGGAAAACCCCAAATTACCTTTTTCAAGGTTGTGTATCGTCGCCACACTAACTTTGCTATGGAATCCATTGAACAGACCTTTAACGGAACTGTTGATTTCAACCGTAAAGTCACCACGACCATCTCCCGAAACGGTGATTTGATCCATAAAATGTACCTTCAAGTTGAGTTGCCTGCTCTTTCAGGTGCCGGGTTCCGAAGATGGGTCGACAATGTTGGTCATACTTTGATCAAGGAAGTTGAAGTTGAAATCGGTGGTATGCGTATCGATCGTCATTATGGACAGTGGCTTCATATCTGGTCTGAATTGACCCTTCAACCAGGAACTGAGGCAACTTACAACAAGATGACTGGTAACACAACTGCCCTCACTACCCCCGCAGCTTCTATTCCTGCCGCTACATTGTATGTTCCTCTTCAATTTTGGTTCTGTCGTAATGCAGGTCTTGCGCTTCCTTTGATTGCTTTACAGTATCACGAAGTCAAGGTTAACATTGAATTCCGAACATTATCCGAATTAGTCATCGTCAGCCAGGATGGTGGTGGTGTCGCAGGTGTCATTACGCCCGCTTCTTTGACTGCTGCTACTTTGTTTGTTGATTATGTCTTCCTTGATACCGAGGAACGTGTTCAATTCGCTCAAATTGCTCATGAATATCTCATTGAACAACTTCAATTCACAGGTGCCGAAGCATTCTCCAGCACAAACATCCGTCAAAAGCTCAACTTCAATCACCCTGTCAAGGAAATTGTCTGGGTTTGTCAATTGGACAGTGTTCTCAACGCTAAGGGCTTCAGTGATTTCTCTGATGACGGTGTTGATCATTTGATTGATGCTAATTTGCAACTCAATGGACACGAGCGATTTTCTACCCGAAAGGCAGGATACTTCAATCTCGTCCAGCCATACCAACATCACACCCGAGGACCAAGCGTGGGTATCTATGCCTATTCTTTCTCTCTAAAGCCTGAGGAGCATCAACCAAGCGGGAGTGTCAATATGTCTCGCATTGATAACGCTACCCTTAGAATGACATTGGCTTCTGCTGTTCCCGTCCGTCTTTATACATATGCTATCAACTACAATGTGTTGCGTATTGTTTCTGGAATGGGTGGTCTTGCTTACAGTTCTTAGTTATGTAGTGATTACTGCGTAGTTTTCATCATAGTTTTATAATTATTTGTATAATATTTATCAAATTATACAAATAAGTAGTTGATTTAAGGGTTGCTTATAAAATATAAAGGGTCTCTTAAATATAAAAGGAGGTCTATTAAATACAAAAGGGGGTATGTCAATTTAAAGATAAAAAACCTAACTATAATATAGTATAATGAACAATTCGATTGATAAAAACTGCCTTGTAAAATTTAGACGCGATCAGGAAGAATATCAAGAGGAAAATAAACTTTTAAAGGAAGATGCATGCAATCAGCGTCAAAAAATGTTATTATCTCAGTATGGACATCGCAACAAAAACATAGTTTATATCATCAAAGTTAAAGACAATGATGATGGCAGTTATATTATCAAATTAGGGCAGAGTATTCGAGGTATTAGAAACAGATTTCAAGAACATAGCGCAAATTATAAGCATTATGGCGGGGCTGTGTTACTGGATTGTTTTGAAGTTGAGAAATCATATGATTTCGAACAGTACATACATAGCAGGTTAAAAAAACATGCAGTCAAAAATTTAGCAGGACATGAGAAAGAAATAGAACTGTTCTTAATAGGGGGAGATTTCACTTATAAAATGGTCATAGATATCATCAATGCTAATATTCACAGATACAGGGATATTGAAAAAGAATATCTAAAAATAAAACTTGAGTATTTTAATCTTGAAAAAAAATACAATGAACTTTTACAGCCAAGGAACACTCAATCAGACGGGAATATTGCTGTACCCGAATACATATTGGCATATATTAAACTTGAAAATGAAGGTTTAAAGCGATGTATTCAAGATTTAAAGCAATTTTTTGAAGAAAAGATAGACGCAAAGGACATTCTAGTTGAAAAACTCATTACAGAACTAAAAGCTCCTAAAAAAATCACAAACAATTTCAACCAGCCTCTAGGCACCTTAGGACAGTTTGTACAGAAAATCAACCCTGAAAGCATGTCATTGATCAAGACATATGAGACAGTATCCGATGTTGTTAAAGAATACGGCCATGCGCTTATTAAGAAACCAAGTCTTAATAAAGCCATTGCTGAAAACACCATTTATAGAGGTTTCAGATGGGCATTCGTGGCGAGAGACCAAGACCCTAATATTTTGGCTAATATAGAGCCCACAGTTGGCACTCGGGATCAAAATCTCGGGTACATTGCAAAACTGGACTCATGTAAGACAACCATTTTAAAAATTTATGTGGATAGAAAGACTGCAGCAAAAATGAACGATTGTAAGACTTCCAGTAGTCTTGATTTAGTTGTAATGAACAAAAGATTATATGAGAATAACTATTACATGTTATATCAAGATTGTGATGAAAATATCAGATTAGAATATGAAAACAAATATGGTGCTCCAATGCTGTATAAAACTAATGGCGTTGGAAAATTTGATATGAAAGGAGAATTAGTCCATGAATATACATGTAAATTTCACTGTTCAAATGGACCAGACGTATCCGAAAAGACACTCAACAAAGCACTTGAAACTGGATTGCCATATAACAATTTTACTTATAGATTTATAGGTGAAAAATTAGTATTGCCTTTTGTTGGTTAAATATAAAAGGAGGTCTATTAAATACAAAAGGGGGTATGTCAATTTAAAGATAAAAAACCTAACTATAATATAGTATATGAACAATTCCATTGATAAAAACTGCCTTGTAAAATTATTCAACGACGAAAAAGTATCCATCATCGAAGACCCTGATAACTGTACGTTTTGGTTCAGGGCTGATGATATTGCTAAGGTATTGGATATAAAAAGGATTAGATCTTCTATTCACGACTTTAATGAGGATGAAAAAAAACCAATCAAAATCAAAACAAATGGAGGGTTGCAAAAAGTAATCTTCATATCATCGAATGGTCTCTATAAATTATTATTAAATAGCCAGAAGCCAAACGCAAAGAAATTTTTCAAAATGTCAGGAGAACTTATAGACGAGGAAGTTGAAAAATTGATATGTGACAAAGAAGATCAAGAGGAAAATAAACCTTTAAATGAAGGCGTATGTAATCAGCGTCAAAAAATGCTATTATCTCAGTATGGATACTGTAACAAAAACATAATTTATATTATAAAAATCAAAGATAATGATGATGGTAGTTACGTTATCAAATTGGGGCAGAGCATTAAAGGTATTAAAAACAGATTTCAAGAACACAGCGTAAAATATAATCATTACGGAGGGCCTGTGTTGCTGGATTGTTTTGAAGTTGAGAAATCGCATGAGTTTGAACAGTACATGCATAGCAGGCTCAAGAAACATGCCGTAAAAAATTTAGCAGGCCATGAGAAAGAAATAGAACTGTTTTTGATAGGAGGAGATTTCACTTATAAAATGGTCATAGATATCATCAATACTAATATTCACAGATACAGGGACATTGAAACGGAATATCTAAAATTACAACTCGAGCATTCAAAACTTGAAAAAAAATACAATGAACTTTTACAGTCAAGAAAAATTGAACCAGCAGCAGTAAATATTCATACAGTGGAAGATATATTGGCTTATATTAAACTTGAAAATGAAAGTCTAAAGCAATATTTTGAAGAAAAGATCCATGCAAAAAACATTATATTTGAAAAACTGATTGCTCATAAAATATAAAGGAACCGATAAATATTTCTCTAAAAAAACTAAATAATTTTACAAGTATTTTTAGAGAAATTTTTTTAATAATGATGTTAATGAAGAAAATAGAGTCTCTTTCATTTTCTGGTGGAGCATTGAAGGGTATTTCTTTCTGTGGCGTATTAAAATGGTTAGAGATGAATGATGTAGTCAAGGATGTAAAACATATATCAGGGACGA